ATAAATCTGGTTTACGTAGGGAATTTGATGCTGAACTTGAAAAATTAATTAACAGGTGTTCAATGGAAAAAAATTCAAATACTCCAGATTTTATTTTAGCCGAGTATTTAACGATGTGCCTCCACGCGTTTGATAAAGCAACACAACGAAGGCATGAGTGGTATAAGGAAATCGACAGACTCAATAACTTCATTTGCGAAGATGGCGTAAAACTCGAGAAGTTAAGGGATGAAATCGAAAAGCTCAATGCCGATAACGAGAATATGCGCGAGGCATTAAAGAAATGTATTGAACTTTGCGTATGCCAAACCGAATCAGAAATGTTTATTGACCAAGCGAAAGAAGCCCTGCAGGAGGGCGCGGAATGAATTACCAAGAGGCCCTAAAAATTCGGGATATCCCGGCTTCACTCGTTTTGAATTGGAACCAAAGAAGTCAGGCATTAGCCTTCCTTGAGGGCTGGGACGCCCGCATGGACTTTGAGGCCGAGCGCAATGGGAAGCCAATGGAGCCAGAGAAATGAGCGAGAAATTGAGGCCGTGTTGGTTTTGTGGAAATAAACTTTACCGTTACCATGATGGGGAAGATTCAGCGGTCGAATGCACAGGATGTCAAATTGAGGCTCGAATTACCGCAAAAGAATGGAATAAGGCGTTTTGCTGGACGGAAATAGACCGGCTCAACAAATTCATCTGTGAGGATGGGGTTAAGCTGGAAAAATTGAGGGATGAGCTTGTACACCTGAAGGCTGTGATGACAAATCAGGAAAAAATAATTGAACTTGATTCCAAAATTGGATGGGGTGGTGCTGGACGAGAAAGTGACCGCCTCAAGGCCGAGAACGAGAAGATGCGGGATGCACTGATTGAGATATCTCACAAGGGCGATTACTATTCGGCCGAGATTGCCAAAGAAGCCCTAAAGGGGGGCACGGAATGATTTACCTTCTTTCCGCGATCTGGACAGTGTTCATCTTTGTGGTCGCCTATAACCTCGGATACAGGCAAGCAGAGAACAGGTGGCTGGCCCGAAACAAATGAAAACGTTCAAAGAAATCCTGGGTATCATCTTCTGGCTGACAGTCGTCATTAGCCTGGCCTATTTCTCAATCTGGATTTGCCCTGGAAGTAACCTTTAATGAATTTCTGGCATGGGTTTATGTGCGGAGTCTTGGTAACCCTTCTCTTTGAATTGGCTTTGCTTCTGTGTTGCAAATTCATGGATGGTGGAAGCTGAGCTTATGGAAGATTAAAAAATAAATTTGTAAAAAACTTAAAACATGCCTTATAATATTTAGGTCACAAACATTTTAATCAGGTGAGGGTAAGCTCCTCTTCAATGGCCTAAAGCCTAACTGTACCAACAGATTTTAGGGTCTGTGAGTTCCAGCTTAAACTGGATTCACAGGCCCTTTTTTTGTTGGCGCAATCAACAAGGATTTCAACATGAAGCCTAAAAAAGGATTTCAGAAGGGCAACAAATTGGCTTCCGGGGGAATTAGACCGGGAGCGGGAAGGCCCTCCGATTGGCTTAAACAGAGATGCCAGGATGTGGTCGTAAAGAAAGACCTAATTGGAATTATTTCAAAGATTGCTTCTGGGGAAGATTTTCAGGCCACAAGAAAAGACCAATTACATGCCGTCGAGATACTTTTAGACAGAGGTTTCGGAAAGCCAAATCAAACGATGGAGGTAAAACAGATTGACACTCCCTGTTTTGGATTCATGCCCGCCGGAGCTATTAGCCAAATTCTCGAAGCTATCGAAAAGCGAGGCGATTGATGAGCTTAAGAAGGCTCTTGAGTGGAAGAAAGAACACTCACGCTTTGAATTATTCACGCCTACCGGAAAGCAAGAAGAGTTTGTCCGTTTGGTCGGAACTTCCCCTGATATGGTCTTTGTTTTTTCGGCGGCCAATCGTATTGGCAAAACTACACTTCTGGTTAATCTTCTCGCAAATCTCATCTGGGGCCCTCAAAGCAGTTATTTCGACTATCCAATCTTTCATAATTGGCTTGGCCCCAAAAGAATACGTTTTGTCACCGATCCGGAATTGGTTAAGGAAATTGGCCCATTTCATACTGAGATCAGAAAGTGGTGGCCTGATGGACAGTACGAATACTCTAAAGACGGGAAACAATACTACTCGCAATACAAAGCCAATGGATGGCTTATTGATGTCATGACATACGACCAGGATGATCGGCAGTTTGAGGGGACGGGTTTAGGATTGGTTCTATTTGACGAACCTCCTAAAGAGAGTATTTGGCACGCTTGCATTACTAGGCTTATGACGGGTGGGTTGGCACTTGTGTTCATGACGCCGCTAACTGAGGCCGCCTGGTTCTTTGACAAAGTTGTTCCCCAACATCAAAATTCAATCGTTTATGGAGCTTTAGAGGATGCTTGCAAAGAGCATGGAGTTCGTGGATATCTAGACCATGAACACATACAAAAAGTGCTGCACGAAATGAACCCGGACGAGACAGAAGCAAGAGCCTTTGGGAAAGCCATGTATCTCAAAGGCTTGATTTTCAAGACGTTTGATTACAATGTCCATGTCTCAAAAACTCCAATTGACGTCCCTGAAAACGCCGAGATTTACCACGTTGTTGATCCGCATGTCGACAAGCCTTTTGCCATGATATGGGGGTTTCCAGGTGATGATGGGGTGTTTTATCAGGTGGCAGAATGGCCAAATGAACCTTTTGAACGGATGCACGCCTGCCAGTTCGGGATCGAGGATTACAAAAAGATAATCAAAGCTAAAGAATTGGGATGGAACGTAAAGAAACGCATTATAGACCACCATTTTGCCGATGTGAGAAGCCTACAAACTAAAAGAACATTACGAGAGGATTTCTCCGCCATCGGCATCAATTTCGAGCCATCATATTCAGCGAGCGAAGAGGTTGAAACTGGAATACTGAAAGTCAGATCCTACCTGAAATACAACCCACTTAAGCAAATAGACAGTCTAAATCGACCCCGATACATAGTCAGTAACACATGCCAAAACACAATCAAGGCTTTTCAAAGATGGTCATTCGATTTAAAAAAAGGGGAGCCGAAAGAGCAGTACAAGGATTTTATGGACTGTGTTCGGTATGCGTTAGTGGCGGAGCCGAAGAAGTCTTATTCCCCTCCACCGCAAGAGATTAAGAGGCGATATGGATAGCCCCCAATTCCCACAAGTTAATTTTGATTTGCAAGAGGTTTACCCCGCTCAGTCTGCACCTATTGAGCCTGCCCCCATTCCGCAGGATACGGAGATCCCTTGGAATACAAGCCCGGTTGATCAGGCCGTCATTGAGATGGTTACCTCCAGAAAGAAAGCATCCGAAGATTTCAGAAGGGATAAAAAGAACGTTTTGGACAAATGCTGGGAGCATATGCTTCAGGTTTACGATTCTACTGGTAAGGAATACTGGCAGAGTCAGAGATTTTGGCCCGAAACACCGAAGGTAGTTGAGACAATCGTCGCAAATCTCCATGCCGCCCATCTTGTTCCAAAGGTTCCCATTGAATGGCAGGTAAAGGTTAAAGAGGCGGAAGAAGATGTCAGAAACGTTAATGACATGGTTCAAAACGATACAAACCAAGGACGCTTCAAACTAAGTTTCACAGACAATTTAAGAGAGTTGGCGATACTTGGGACAACTGTTGGACGAGTTGATTATGAGTATTGCGCGGAAGAGGTGATGGTAAAAACCAGGCGCCGCGCCGGCCTCATGGATCGTTCTATGGCTCAATATACTGGCCAACCGGTCAATGATTACAATTTTGATTCTTCCATTGAAAAGAAAGTGACGGCTGACTATGCCGTCTCCAAATACGTTGATCTTTACAAGATATTCCCTGAACCGGGTTCAACGGAAATAAGCAAAAAGAATTGGATCATCCAAGCAGATAAGATTAAGAACGCCGAATTGATTCGATTGGCTAACGATCCTGATGAGTATTACAGGCTTGAGAATATAACCGCCGAATTGCTTTCAAGTCCAGGAAACAATGCCCAGACTAATGATCCTCTCACCCAAAATAAAGACGATGCTCTCCTAAAAAATACGGTAACTATTCCGCATCTAGATCCAGACATGGAGCATGAATTGCTCGAATATTGGGGCCCCGCGCCAGCCTGGATGGTCTACCCTGACTTAAAAGAAAACGATGACTATAAATACAAACAGGTTAACGGATGGTTTTGGGTGATTGATGGCAAATGGTTAGTTCGTAGAAAGATTAATTGCTACCGGGATGGAGAGCCTCCTTACTTCAAAATCCCTTACATCAAAGTTCCTGGTGACTGGTATGGAATTGGCCCTGTAGAACTTATGATGTTCCTTCAAATCGAAAAGAATGAGTTGGTAAATACCGCGCTGGACAATATAAACATCATGCTAAACAAGATGGTCGGAATATTGAAAGACAAGGTTTCAAAAGAAGATTGGGCCAGATTAGAGAGCGTTCCTGGTGGGCTTTGGTTATTCGAGAACACAGATGATATTCGCAAGGTGATGATGCCAATTGAGTTTCAGAATTTGCTTAGGGACATATATCTAGCCATTGAGATGGTGGATCGTGCAATTCAGGAGGTTACGGGGGCTGTAAAGGCCACTCTAGGTGTTGGTGGTGGAAGCGATGAGGCCGGAGGGGGTACTCTTGGTGGCCAGGTTATGAATAAGCAAGCGGCCTCTGAGCGATTCATGCTTTACGCCAGAACCATTGAGGCCAGTGGATTGTCAGATTGCTTCAGGAAGATGTACCACCGCATTTATCAGTTCAAAACCTATGAAAACGTTGAAAAGATAATCGGAAAAGAACGGTTTAAAAACTTTGAATTCATTACTCCTGAAGATTTGGACGCGGTTGCCGATCTTGTCCCGCTTGGAGTTATGACCCTTGAAACAAAGGGTGTACGTTTGGCGCAGATGGATCAGTTCGCGCAGAGATGGCAGGGTAGGCAGTGGCTTAAGGAATACGATCTGGCTCGTCGTACTTGGATTGAAATGGGGAATACCGATCCGGATAGCGTCATTTTCTCACCAGAAGAGATGGCTCAGTTCAATGACATGAGGCGTCAGATGATGTCTCAGATGGGGGGGCCTGGATCTGAAACTCAGGTAAATGCGGGGGGAGGAGAACAGCCAAGCATTGAATCTACGTCTCCCACCGGGCCTATGGGTACACGGATGCCAATGGGAGCCATGCCCGCGCAAGGGCCGGGAGTGGCCTCGCAAGACTTTAATGGGATGCCAATGCGATGAATTACCATGACGTGATGGAGAATGTAAAGAAGAGGGCGGAGGAGATGCTTTTTAATAAGCAGAAGCCGCCACAGGTTGAGATTAGAGATCCTCAGAATGACGCTATTAGACAAGCATATGTGGAATTGATGTCGATGCCAGCTTGGAAAGATTTCATGGCGATTCTTGAAGAAGTTAAGAATATGCCTTTACAGCTTTTAGATGAAAAAGCAGTTGGGGAAGTGAGTTTGATTGACGCCGGGTTTATTAAGGGCGTCAGATCAGCAGTAAAGACGATCCAGCAAAAGATTCAAGCAAAGATTAAATAGATTTAAGGGGTCGGGGTAGCTCCCCGTTCAAGAGCCTAAAACTCTACCTAGAACCGACAATCTTTAGGGGTTGTGAGAGGAAACTCTCGCAGCCCCTTTTTTTGTCGGGAAGGAGATAAGGATGCCTTGGAAAAGTGACGCACAAAGACGATGGGGAAATTCGCAGGCCGGGATAAAGGCTATGGGAAAGTCGGCAGTTGAAGAATTTAACCAAGCATCAAAAGGAGAAAAGATGGGACATATCAAACAGACACATAAACCTGGAATTAAATCCCTGCCATTGGCCGGGATTAATGCGGGACTTGAAGAAAAGATGGGTTTTACTCATAAGCCGGGAAACCAAGATTTTATGCCTTATGGCATTAACACCAGTGAGATTGGTAGCAAAACAGACCATGGACACAAAATAGTCGTTGTTGGAAAAAAGAAAGTGTCGATGGGCGACCACCACAGGTTGATGAAATAACCGTTTTCGGCCACAACCAGGGCGAAAGCCCCAGGCGGCCATAGGGAGGAAAGATGACAGAGCAAAATGCAGTGGAATCGGCCCCAGTTGGGGAAGGTAAAACCGCTGATTTGATACTCGCTGACATAGAAGCGGCGCAAAGACAACTTGAAAGCCAAGGGCCAGCCAAGCCCGAAGCCTTAGAGCCTAAGCCCGCCAGCGAACCAAATCAAGTCGAACCTGAACCAGCGGACAAGCCATCCGAAACGCCAGACGCTTCTGAACCTGGCGAAGTAGTGCCTGCCCCGCAGGGGAGCGATAAGTCAGGCGAAGTAGAAGAACTGATGAAGAAGAAGGGATTCAAGACAATCGATGACATTGTTCGTTCTTATAGAAACCTCGAAAGGAAGATGCATGGACAAGGGAAAGGGGTTCAACAACCTCCGGTAAATATACCGATGGCTCAAACGGCTTACCAGCCTAATCCCCCAGAATTCCGGCCATCCGCTCCCACGGCTGGTTTGCAACAGCTTGCCGACGCTTATCAGATGACGCCTGAAGATATCCAAAAAATAGCTCAGCTCTCAAATGATATTGCCGATTTCAAGTTGAGGCAACAGTTGACACCACTTGTGGAGCAATTCACAGGACTAAAACGAGACTACGATAAGGACGCTTCATTCAAACGATTGGAAAGAGATCCTCTTTTCCGTAATCGAGAGGTGCAATTAGAAATGCACCAGTTAGCGGAAGAAGATCCGTCAGTTCTTGATCAGCCTGACTATCCAGAAAGACTCTTTGATAGAGCCCTTTCCAGGATAGGACGGAGGTTCGCCGAAGGATCAGGACTAGAAAATAGCATTAATAGGGATTCTCGATTGGGTTTACCAGGGACACCGCCTCCATCAGGGAGAGGATCGGCAGGCGGGCCTAAAGGTATTCCTTTGAATCCACCCACATCAATATCCAGCAAAGACTTTAAAAGACTCTCTGTGGCAGAGATGGAAAAGGAATTGAGAAAGAAAGGTGCTATCCATTCCGAGGACTGATTAGGTTGGCGGAAAGGAAAAATTAATTATGGCAGCTTATACAGATACAGGTGGAGCAACTATATCAACCATGATTCCGAGTTATTACAACCGGGTCTGGGTTGAACGTTTAGAGGCTAACCTTGTTTATGACAAATACGGGATGAAAGCGACTTTGCCGCGTGGTGAGGGAAATACCACCATTTGGCATCAGCTTAAGAATCCTGGAGTTGGGTACACGTTAGACGAAACAGTTGCCGCTGGCGTCTCTTGTATGTCCACTCGTAAAGCGTCCGCCGTCATTGCATGGCTGGGCGATCTGCGGGATGTGACGACTCGCGTTGAAGCTACTGCGGTGAATCCTATTGTGAAAGAAATGGTGGCTGCTCTTGGTTACGGCGCTGCCTTAACCAAAGACAACTTCATCTCTGACAAGATCGGATTCGGATCTGCTGCGTCTACCGGCGTAACTGCTGGTCTTCTGTCTGGACAACTTCCCAAAGTATTCACGCAAGGGTTCCCCATCTATGATGGAAACACTGGCGGGATCTTCTGGGCGGCCACGTCCATGGTGAACGGCTTGTTCTCGACTGTTCCGACCATCGCCCATATTCGTGGAGCGGTGACTGAACTTCGTGCTGTTGACGCGAACCCGTTTGACGATGGAACGTACCGTGGGATTATCCATCCCCGTATGTCCAAATACATTCGGGCTGACTCGACCTTCGCTACTTGGATGGCTTATACCAACCGGGCGGCCATGGAAAGAGGAAAGCTAGGC